ACGTATCGGCATACCGTACTACTTGCATTACTTCATCAGCACCTGCAGCGATCGGGTCTACAGCTGTAGACTTTCCAATTAATAGGTAGTCGCCAGCCTTAGCCCCCGTGAACTCAGTCCAGACGGTATTTTTTACCGTCATCTCAGAACCGATATTGCTAAGCTTCTTCGATAACCCACCTTCGTAATCGCACATGATGATTTCAGGCATTGCCCATCCAAGTGGATCGCCCGCTTCACTGTTGCCAAGGTTACGCCAGAAAGTGGCCTCAGCCGTATACGACCAATCAGCTACTGAAGACATATCATTCCCTCCAGCTAACCACTGCTGGCTGTTCTGCTGCGATTTTTGGGCAGTTAATTGCCCATTCACCATGGCTATTCACGAACCCCGTGGTTTGCTTATTGGTATCGGTTTTTATCCAGACTCGCTCAAACGGCTTGGGTAGTCGCTCAGCTACCGGAACCCACATCATCACTTGCCCCCACACATACAGCCGCCCTTACCAATCCAGAGTCCAGCGAAGGCTTTATTTGTTGGGTCGGGAGGGGTTATCGATGCGGCGCAACCGTATTTATCGAGCCCGCGCAGTAGGTTCAGCGCTCCCTTCCAGCGGTCGGAGAATGATTGATAACGGAATGAACGTGATGCGCCACTGGGCGCTGTTTGCGAGCTGATGTATTTATCACCCTGGCCTAGCCCCATCAGCGCTAATAGGTAGAGTTGGATGAGTAACGCTGTTGATGCTTGATAATTCGCATCCAGACACTCCTGAATGCTGTTCACCTGCTCCACAAGGGCATCCAAGACGAAATCAGGCAAAGTGATACCTTGCGACTCCAGATATTCTTTGGCCTTTTCTTTAGTCACCATGGCTGATTCCTGTAAGAAGATACCCCGCCGGAACGGGGCATAAAAAAACCGCCTTGGCGGCGGCTGTTATTCAGCAGGGAACAATTTTTCAAGTTCACCATCAGGCAGCAACTCGGCAAGCCGATCCGCACCAAGGTTACCCTTGAATTCGATACCCAACTCAGTCAGCCGGGTCGCAATAGTCTCTTTCCGAGACTTGGTTTCGTTACCTGCATCAGGGGTTGCCGGTGTCAATTCACCACCAGCCTCACCAAGCATCGGACGAACGTTGGATTTCAATGCTGGGTGCAGTTTTTCCAGCTCCAACACATCACCGACTTTCACACCATTCCAGGGGCGAATTACTTCGTACTTAGCCATGCTCACCTCTTACGCCAGTTCGGCACCGTAGACAACACCGGACAAGCCCTGATCATCTGCGGTGATTTGCAGACCTTCAGCGGACATGATCTGGAAGTTGTAGTTAACGTTCGGCAGTGGACGCGGTAACGGAACAACACCGACGGCCATACCAACCAGCGGAGTAATTACGTCACGGCGACGAACATACGCAATGAACTCATTATCCTTTAGCGCAAAGGTCATGCGGATTTCTTTCACCGGTGCAAACGGCAGTACCGCTTGAAGTACATTACCGCTTACAACGCCATTAACGACATATGGCTGAGCCAGGTTAGCCCAGATTTCCGGCGACACCCACATGACATCGTATTGGGATACTTTGTTGTCGCGTGCCAGTGTGCCGAACGCCCCCTTGCCGAAGAAGGTGAATAAGGCCGTCATGTTTGCCGTGGTCAGATCAATGTTCGCACCACCAGCGCCAGCACCGAGATTGACCTTCTTGGTGTTGCGGTGGTTCTTAATGCCTTGTGCTGGGAAGTTCTGAACCTGAATTTTCTGGTCGCCGTTCAGGTAGTAATTCACCCGCTTTTGGTTGAACTTGCGCATTTTAGCTACCTGCGAGTCCAACACCAGATCGATACCAACTGTATTCAGGCCAGCAGCATGCCGCCAGTTAACGCCATAGCCAGCAGTAAACACTGGAATCGGATCGCCATCGCTTTCATATTCAGTGTGGTCAAAGGAGAACGGCGCTTGACCATCAATGCTAATCGAAACGTCATCAGCAATGTCACCGACTAGATTGTAAAGCTTCGCTGTTTTGCCTACTGGTAGCACTGTCTGCACGCCGACCAGATCGTTGATAATTTCCATTCCAACTTCTTGGTCACGCAGTTGCAACACCTGACGGTCGATCTCAGCCCAAAAATCACGGGTAAAGCCACCGACGGCGTTAACTGCGAGCCACTCTTGCGTCATGTGAGCGCGGTTTGCGGTGATCATGGCGTTATGGTTGGCATTCCACATATTGCGGTTCGCCCACAACTCATTCCAGTGACCACCGAGGCGGCTGTTTGCAGCCAATGTTTCTTTGGAGAAATACATATTTTTTCCTTTTACGGTGCAGGCGCTGCTGCGACGGTGCCAACGCGCATACGTACGCGAATGAAATCGGTAGTGCTGGCCGCAATGGTTACTTCATCCTGGCTATAGCCGATTACTGAGTCAGTATCTGCGGTTGCCAGCGTGAATTGACCATTTGCGCCGAGCTTGATCGGGCTGTCCTTTTTATACGCACCAGGTACACACAGCAGAGCCAGTTCACGGCCTTCTTCCACGTAGTTACCTACTGCAGAGTCACCGGCAGGGACAGCGTCAGTGATTTTCAGTCCCTGATGGTAAGCAACGTCGATGATGTAGATACGGCCTTTAAGCGCAGTTGCCTGAGCAAACTCATCGCTGGCGTTGATGACAGCAGCAGTACCTGGCAGAAGTGCCGCGGCAGTGGTGCGGGTTTCGGTCTTGTACAGAGACTGACCGTCGATATTTACGCGACGATAACGTGGCATTGGCTGGCCCCCTTATTTGAAATATGCATCGGCAACAGGCGCGCCGGTTTCTTGCTGATGCTGGCCGGAGTTACCTGCCAGAGGAGCGGCTTCGCCCAGAGACTTGAACATTACGTCCAGAGCGTCACCTTTGAGCGCGTTGGCTACGACGTCGCCATGAACCTTCGCAACAGCCTCACGCTTGGTTTGTTCTTCAGCGCGAGAGTTGGCGGTAAGTGTTTCGGCCAGTTCAGTATGGTTGGCCTGCAATGCATCAACTTTTTCAGTGATCGGTTTGAGTGCATCGGCGAAGTTGGCAGCCAGGCCTTTGCCGATTTCGGTGATCAGCTCTTGTTTCTCTTCAGTGGTTAAAGGCATGTCGCCCTCCGTTTGGTGGTTTGGTGCAGGTTGTCCCTGCGGAGTGAATAAGGATTTAACTTTGTTGGCGACTACCGTCACCCAGGACTCTTGTCGCGCTACCGGTGTGCCGGTATCGTCAAAGGTGATCTTCCCGCCGTCAGAGGAATAACCGTAAACCTGTGCGGATCCGCCATTACGCATGATTACGACTTGCGAATCGGTAAAGTCAGCAACCCAGGCATACTCATTTTCACCGGGCGCAAATTTTGCTTTCGCTGCCCTATCAAGCCGTAATTCGCGATCACGATAAGACTCACCCACCAGCGCACCAGAATTGGCCTTGAGCGGCATCGCAAGGTCGGCGTTAACCATTAGGCCAACGCCCTGCTCAGGCGTCGCTGCACCTACCTCATGCAGCAAAATGGCATCGTGATCCATAACGTGAATCTTCGCTACCCACTTGGCACCGGTAGACTTCTGCTGCTCGTTTGGCTCTAACTGATCAAGGAATACCGCTACGCTTGTATGGATCGGCGGAACGTCTTCACCTCGCTCAATTGCGGCGACACGTTCGATCAGTTCCCTGCCCCCTTCGCTTTGATTGGCGGTCTGGGTATCAACCCATTTTTCCAGGTAAATTCGGTTGCCTGACTTTTTAACGTTCCGGTTCCAAGCCCCGATATGGCCCTGATTGATACCTTCAGGAGAAAAGGCGGAGATGAATGCACCGTTGAGTTGAGGATGTCCCAATGGTGCCAGGGTGCCTTCCAGTCCTGCGTAATGAGCATCGATTTCGCTGGCCGTATAGAGCCCATCATTCATGACGACGTTTGCCGGTAGCGTGTAGCTTGGCAAAATAAGATGTTCGCGCCCGTTGTACGTCTCACGGCGAATAGCCTGACTATTTACCTTCGTGGTTACGTTAACTTGAACTTTCATTGATTAGCCCTCTGCCCATTTGTAGCCTCTCTCCTTCATGTCACTTAGCGTCTGCTTAGCTTTATCGATGATCGAAGGGGTGAGAGGGTTTCCTTTGTCATCCACCAGCACGGAAAGCTGAGAGCACTTGCAGTTGATGGCGTTGCCGTTTTTGGTGTACCACTCCCTAACCTCATCTTGTGTGTACAGATGCGCATGCCTGGCGGCGTGTGTGGCGCGGGTTGTGGGGCTTAGTGCAGAGATATGCAGCAGCTTTGTTTTGATGCCGTAGCGGTATTGTGCGTCTTGTGCTTCGTCCCAGCGAGCGCGCCGGAGAGCGGTGGTGATTTCGGTTCTGGCTATGCGATTAGCACGCCGGGTTTCAATGCCGGTTTGCTCGTTCAAGTTTTTAGCCACGTCCCGAGGGTTGAGCCCCCTAGCAATACCGTCTGTCAGAATGCGCGCCATGTCGCTTTTTACTTGCGCACTGAGCCCTTTCATCATTTCGAATTCACGGGCTCTAACCAAAATCATGCGAAGCTGATACGGCTCGCTTAACAGGATGCTGGGTACATCCTGCTGACCGGCAGCATAAGCAGAGGATTGCTGGGAAAGGTTGTAATATTCCTGAGCGGTGCCGCGCTGGTATGCCACGGAGACGTAGCGCCCAAAGAACCAGAGGTTAAACTCTCCGCCTTCCAACAGAATGTCATCCACCAGCGCCTCTCCGTTCTGCAGCAACATTGAGAGAAGGCCCTGATCAAGTCGGAAGGTATAACGTTCGTTGACTACAGGTTCTGAGGGGATCCGGTTAAGAATATCGATGTAGCCTTTCGTTATCAGCTTCATGCGCTTTGCAAACTCACGCATGGCACCTCGCTCAAGCTTATCGACTCCGGTGGGGTCTTTAATGTTACTCGGCAATATTGGAGGCTTAGGTTTCCTCGTCATCCCCTGTTTCTCCAAGCGGACCACCGCTTTCGGTCTCGAATCCTGCAGCAGTTCGAACTTCGTCACCACTGAATGGGGCCACATCTCCACTTTCCACTATGGCCTTGTTCACCTCAGCCATAGTTTTGGAGTCAGCCAAGCGTTCAGCGCGCGTCTGCTGATTGAGGTCATCCCAAATAACTGTTTTTTGGCCGACAGAATCGATAATCCTCAGATCAATCAACTTGTCGCAAAAGTCCTCAATCTCGAAAGACAAGTCGCCGCGACGACTCTGGCAACGCCCGTTCATGTACTTCTGGTCTTCGGTGCTCGAACGTTCGGCCTGTTGGTTGCCAACCAGTATCCGCGTTGGGATATCAACACCGGCAGAAGCCGTCTGCAGGTTTACGTTATAGGTCGGGCTGGGATCTGATACTGGCGAAACCAGCGAGGTTACATTGGCCCCCTGGAGGCTCATCAGCACGTCGTTACCGCGGTTCATCTCGCGGGCAGCCTCGTTGAACTTGTCCTGTAACTCATCAACACTCACGCCATACATTGACGCGAGACTGCCAAAGTCGATCTCTTTGTCGAAGCTAAGTGCAAGCTGGCGCGCTGCGTTCTTCAGGAATGACTCGCCAGATCCACCTTCTACTTTCTCCAGGCTGACGAAAGCGTTATACGCAGGCTCCAGGAAGCCAATAGCGTCGTCGGTGTAGTCGCCGAGGATGAAAATTCGGTCGGGGTGAATATCAACACGACGGGTCGAACCATTCGACAGGCGCTCGGTGTACTGCCACATCTTCGGCTTGCCGTAGGTTTTCGAGTTGAGCCCACCATCCCATTCGCTAACATTCAGTGAGCCCGCCCAGGCCACCGTGACTTTTTCCAGCCCACGGCCTTTCGTTGCTTCGAGGTTCCATGCCTTATCGTCGCGGATGTGCAACAAAATACCTGAGTAACGACCTACGAGACGCCTCCGGTCTGCGTCCGAAAAGGCTCGCCATAACCGATTAGTGAACACCTGTTTGAGCTTTTTCTCCCAGGGCGTTTCCTTGCGCTTCTCGTCTGACTTATCGCCCTCAATAATTTCCGGGTTGGTTTGCCAGCATTTCCCCACCAGCTTTTCTATTGCGCCATGAGCTATGCCGCCACGGCGATAAAGCGAATAGAGGTTTTCGTAAGTGATCTGGTCAGGAAAACCGTATTCGCACCATGCTGAGCCGCGCTTATTGTCCAGGCCCATCGATGGCCCCAGCATCCCCATACGGGCACGCTCAATCCTGGCGTCGTTCAACGCGTGGTTGACGGCCAGTTGGAGATTTTTATTCATGTCGATTCCGTCTGATATTTTTCAGGTAATAAAAAAGGCCGCCGTAGCGACCTATTTCATTTTTTTTATGATGCGGGCAATTTCTGGATTGAATATCACAAAATTATGTTCATCATACTGAACAGCATCAAGTTCGCTAACGATGTGTATTTCCGCAAGTTTTGGGTCGAACTGATCGGCTGTCGCATCATAAATTGTTTTTTCATGCCTAACCCAATAATGATCTCTTGGATGCCCATCTAAATCTTTGAATGTTCCTATGCAGAGACTGGTTCTTATCCCCGCCTCAGAAGCTTTATAGCAAATCGCCAAGCTTACTTCTTTGCAGTAAAACTGCTCTTCCAGTAATTCAGTCTCATCTCGTAAACGCCTCGCTTCCAGACATATAGCTTTAAGTGGTTCGCCACCCATAATTTATCCTCTATCAACCGAAGTGAGTAGCTTGCCATTTTAAAAGTTATTCATCTAGCACTTACCTTCGTTGTAGCCGTTTAGGGAGCATTACTCCCATGGATTGAGGTTTGCGTTTGATATACGCGTCCAAACTGTATCGAATTCCATCCCAGCAGTGCTCATAGCCATCTGCAAGCTTTGGCAATACTTCGCCAGTAATGCGATCTGTTTTGTAAGACCACAGACGCGCTTCAAGCGCCACGTTCTTACAGCGGGGGTGAATAATTATTTCATCGAAACCGCGCAGGTAGGCTATGCCATCTTCCACACTACCCTGCCATTTTTCGGCGGAGGAAATGTTAAATCCTTGCCGTTTTAGGTAGCTGATTGTTTCTGGTCGCGCTGAGTCAGCTTTAATGGGCCAATCCCGTACGCCGGGTATGGTGTCGTAGAGCTCCGGCATATGATCCAGTTCGGTATGAACACCATATGCCTCATATTCGATATAGAGACGATTGTGCAGAATGAACGAGCGGATCAGAGTGTTTGGGTCTTTAGCAAAGCCAAAGTCCGCACCGAGATGCAGCCGTTCCGCTTCTTTCCATAGGCTGTCTGAGAACTCTGCGACTCGGTATTTGCCAGCCAGCACCTGCTTATCTGAGTTTTCGAGGTAAGCACCCTCCCATACCCATGCATATGTTGCAGCGTCGAGTCGGCGCTGGTCATTAATACGCTCCCCCTCTAACACGTCAGGAAACCACGGGTTGTCTGTGTAGTTCATTTCGACTGTTATGCAGTCATCACCGGCTTCTTTCCGAAACCGCTTATCCGTTGCACTACCGTCGCGTTCAGGGTTCCAGGTCACCCAAATCTCTGAACCTTCCTCGCGCACAGTAGGGCTGAGCTTCTGCCAGGCTATTTCACTGACTGACTCAGCCTCATCAACCCAACAGAGCAGGATCCGCGCCTTAGACTTGATGCTGTCGAGGTTATGACGCAGGCCGCAGAATACGTAGTTCACGCTCTTGTCGATGGTACGAATGTACTTCTCACCGATATCGAAGTTAGCAGCCAGCCATGGAACAGACAGGATCGCTTGCTTCACTTCCTGCATGCTCGACTCTTCCAGTGAGTTCATGAATTCACGTGCGCAAAGCACAACACCGGTCTCACCGTTCATCATCGACTGGTAGGCTTTCACCGCTGTCATGAGGGCGAACGTACGCGTTTTTGCACTTCCACGGCCACCATGAGAGCAGCGATAACGCTTATTAATGGCAATGAACAATGGAGCTAGTTTTGCTGGGATCGGTAGTTGTACGACTTCACTCATGATTTTGGCTCAATGGGTAGAAGCTGAATAACGGTCGGCTTTGGCGTCATACTCCCGTCAGGGCTGGTGTGCTCCACTTTTTGTTTATTGCTATAGGCGTCACCCACCTCTTTAGCCGCCTGTTCCATTAGCTGAGCAGTCATCCCATAGTTTTTGGATTTCTCAGTATTGGCGGCCATCCGGTCAAGGACACGCAAGCGATAAGCTTTATTGGCTATGGGTATGTCGGCTATTTCATTCTGAAAGCGCGTCCGGGTTTCATAGAACAGCCCTACCCATTTCTTTGCGAGCCCCTTCCCGCTAGCCTTAGTCGGATCATGCGACTCGGCCTGTTGCGGGGTAATTTTGATGCCAAACTCTTTTTGGACGGACTCCACAACAATAGATAGGGTATCGAAGCACGCAAGCGATTGAATGATGAAGGCTTTTACATCTGGTTTTAATGCAGCCATAAATCACCATTCTTCCAAAGCATTCCAAAATTTACGCCAGCCGCAACATGCAGTTACCGCATGCCCTGGCAATGTTTAGGTGTGCCACCTCCGCAGGATTATTTGCCGCATCAACCATTTCCTGAACTTCCACGCTGGCACCGTATCGCCGCACCACTCCAACGAACTCTTCAACATCGTGGCCGCGCAGGTTCAGTACCGGCTGGCCTTCTTTGTTGAATTTCGGTGCGCCGAATTCATCAGTAGCCTGGGCGATGTGGTAGAGCTCATGCTCAACCAATGCGCAAAACTCCAGATCGGAACATTGTGAGCAGTAATCCGCAGCCAGTGTGATGATGAATTTTGGCACCTCGTCGAACCATTCGTGCATCTGCTGTTCAATTCTGGCCTTCTGCCAACCGCCTGCGCGCATGGCTACCTCTTCGGCCTGCCCGAGCACGTAACGCCCTTTCTTCTCAAATGCAGATGACGCACACATAAACTGGATATCAGCATCCAACAGGTGAGAGTGGTCAGGATTGTGCAGGATGCCGGTGTCGCTCAGGATTTGGCTAATAAGCCACTCTTTCACTTCGTTTGCAGGAACAAGGCCGATGTATGGCATCAGTTGATGTGACTCTATGAATTGCAGTGGCGGGTATGGACGCCGATCATGGCTTTCATCCTGTACTTGCTTCGCCATGGCTTTCTCCTGCTGGTTGTCAGTAGCATTGAATCAGCCACTCACTGAATGGCTGTTGCGATGCTTATGCTGCTGGCACCTCGAAAAGCATCAGTGCTTCTTTGCTTTCTTGAACAGCTTTTGCGGTTCGCGAAATAACATCGCTGTAATCCATGGCAAAGCGGTTGAATTGCATATCAAACAGCTCAGCTTTTACCGGGTCGTCATCCACAAACTTAATGGCTTCGGCTGCAGCGGCGGTGTCATACCCAACAAGGCTTAAAAGCTTTAGGCGGATGCTCTGCGCTTGGGTTATCTCTTTCGTTTCTGACATTTAAAGCCTCCAGTTTACGGGCATAAAAAAACCCGCCGAAGCGGGTCGTTATCGATGTTCTGTTACTTCTTGCCGTTGGACTCAGCCATTTGCTGATAAACCGGCGCGGAGCCGTTAGGCAGCCTCTTGCTCACCTCTCGGTAATGCGCCACGCGCTCACGGAAGTATTCACGCAAATGCTCAGGCTGCTCTCGCTCCACCTGGTCAGCTATCACTGGCTAGTTCATGCGCTCTTTGTACGCTACGCCTGATGCGGCAAGGTCTACGTTTACCTTGTCCATTTCTTCTTTTGGCAAATTGCCGAGATTGTATGACATGGGATCCTCCTGGTTCAGAGGATGATACGCCTGCCTCCAGCTACATGTCAGCAATTACGACTCACTAAGGGAAGGCTTAATAGCCGACACAATAGATGCATCACAGACTCAGCAATGACCCTCTGTATAGAGGAGCAGTCGCTCAGCTTTGAATTTGAATAGGTGCCCTAATAGCAACAAAACGATCTAACCAGCCTTGGAGGCTACTATGCATTTTACTTCTGAAGAACTTATTGCAATAAAGTCTGTGGCATCTGCCATCACGCCATTCGGGTGGTGCCTATACCTAATAATTAAGCGCCTGCTCAACAAGAATGAAACTTCTGCCAGTTAATCCTTCGCAACATCAGCCACACCTCGCGGGGTTGCCTCGCCACTTCCGTCTTTTCGAATGCCACGACGTTAACGGCTTCTGCTTACCACCTATCGGCTTATTAGTGACTTTGCTTGCGCATTACGCAGCACCTGGATAGATGCTCTGTGATGGGCAATAAAAAACCCGCCGGAGCGGGTTCAGTCATTGGGAGATAGGGCTGCCTATTTTAAAGCGAATGGTAATTTCCAGGTTCTTATAAGGTTTATTTTTTTCGAACCGCCATTTTGACATCGCCATAACAAGCGCATTCTCGAATAAACCCCTAGGGCTGGATTCTATTATTCTTATCTCACTGACCTTTCCATCTTTATCAACGTCATATTTTACTTTTGCATATCCCTCTATCTTATTGTCATAAGCATAGATTGGGTATACAGGATTCACTTTGGATACAAGCTTCGGTTTAGGCCCTTCAGTTACACAAGCATTGAGGGAAAAGACCATTAGTATGGTGAATAAAAACTTGAGCATGACAAAATCCTTTTGACAAAATGTATAGTAGTGCCCCACTCACAAATGATAATGATTTTCAATACTTGCACAACTGTTATTCAATCACTTTAATCCAATGGTAGCTCGACGCCAGGCGTTGAGCGTCTCTACCTGGCTGGCGCAGATTGATAACGCTGTTTGCAGCGTCAGCAAGTAGCTCACCGCGTCGCCCCAAGTGTTTCCCTGCAGCTCTGGCTGCTCGCATGGTGTAAACACTGATTCAGGGGGTAACAGGACGGTTTGCTGGGGTGCCGGTGGCGTTCCGCTGCAAGAGCTCAATAACAGCGGTAGGCATAGGACTATTCCCACATTTGTCGTTTTTAAGTGCTTCACGTAATGCCCTCTGGTAGCGTTCACCCTGCTGGCGCAGTTGCTGCTCTCTTTGTTGTTGTTCTGCTGCTAAGGCTCTGTTCTTCCGGTCTTGTTCTTGCAGGGTTGAGATTAGTCCTGACTGCTGCGCCAGCGTTGTTTCCTGCTGTTTGACCTTCTCGCCCGCCTTTAATGCATTACCGTGAAAGTAAAACGCAAGCCTGCCAACGATAATCAGTGCCACCAGCAACAGACCGATAATCATCGTTCGAATGCTTAACGAGGTGTTCATGACAAAAATGTCTCGCGTTCTGCCGCGCGACGCTTCACTAACCCTGGCATAATCTTGCCACCAGAGTTTTTCCATTTGGGAAATTCATCTGCCGCGCCTTTTGCATCACCGGCGTTGAATTTCTTCACCAGCGTTGAGCCTGCAAACGCGGAGCCGCCGATGTTGAATGCCAGCGACACCATGGCGTCAAACTGGTTCTGCGTCATTGGGCGCTTAATCGCGCTGTTGGCCGTCAGCTCAAATACGGCCAAATCATCAGACAGGAATTGCTCTGCTTGCTCCTGTGTGATGCAGTCGCCCTGCTTCACTCCCTTGGTATGGCCCCAGCCAATCGTCCACGGCTTACCACCAGTACCGGGATCTGGATAAGCCACCAGGCGAAGGTCTTCAAACCCCTTTATGAAGTCACGTCCTTTGTTGCTAATCCGCATTTGCTTCTCCTGATGCCTTATTAAGAAAACGTCTTTCCAACGCCTTGATAAGCGAAGCACCAGACCAGCCAGCCATCCCGCAGACACCGCCCATCACCTCAGGCGGCCAATCGTAATGCAGTGCAATCATCACCATGGTCAATCCAGCAAAGATAGACACGAAGAGTTGCAGAAACAGCGTGCGCCAGCTGAAGGCCTCGCCGTTCAGTACCTTGAACGAGTAACTGGCAATGGCACCCAGCAGGGTCATACCAAACGCAATCAGCATTGATAGGATGTTGGGTTCGTTCTTCCAGGGCATTTTCATAACCTCCCCCTTCCGGGGTTCTTTCCCGGTGTCGGGTTATGGATAGGGATCAGCCACCAGCCGTAAACGAGTAGGCGATACGGGGTGTGCCAGGTGTGTGTCGGATGTTGGCTGGTGCTGAAATAAAAAAGCCCCGGATATACCGAGGTCATAGAACAAATAAAATTTGTTGGTGTTAATTTCAGGTTAATCCTGACCAATCAACACAGTAATGCTTGGCAGCACATATCCACCGTTAGAGCTTTCACCTACCGCTTGAATTGATACGGACTGGTTAGGTTCAATGTACGTATTCCATGAGTTACAACCTGTTGCTGGCATCGATGCACCATCAAGGGAAAGTGCACCTTCCGCTTTCGCCTCAGCGACCCAAGAACCTTTGAATGCCAACATATGCTTCGCTTTTGATTTACCACCAGGTGCGATAGCCATCAGAAGCGGCACGCAGATGCGGCGACGGTATGGAGCTGGAGGAATGTTGAAAGTGAAACCGTTGTCTAAGTAATGAATTTCTGCAGCTTGCATGATTATATCTCCTTGTAAATTATTAGTTTTTCGCCAACAATATCTGGCGACAACTAAACCATACAACAAGAATGAAGTTCATTAACAACGGTCAGGGAAGTGCTATTTCTTACACAACACATGCATACCGCCTAATGTCGGAGCATTGCCGGGTCATCGGGTGAAGAATGGGAATTAGCACCGCGAATGCATGGCGACATACGTCATTGAGTGAGGCATTGGGCGCTAAATACGAAAAAAGCCCGCCGAAGCGAGCCTTATTATGTTTGGTGGTTATTTTGAGAGGTGGATTGCGCTACTTTTTAACAACGTCCCCTACGCATTTAACGGTAGACCAGCAGTTATGAATCATATCCACGCCACCTGATTTGCATACGGCATTCACGACAGCATCGCCTCCCATGATCGCAGCTTTATACCGCATATCTTGTAGAGCCTCTGACCCTGTAGCAACGTCTGGGCCTGACGTCGTAGCAAAGATGTTCCCACCAATATTTGTAACCGTTGTTGTAGCGCTGGCGCGTCGAACACAACTTACACCCGCAACCTCACCGATAATCTTCGCTTGCGGATATGGATTATTTGAATAACCTTCCATGTTTGCAAACTTTACTCGTGCATCTCGAGGCATATCTTCAATATCGCTTGAGGCGCACCCAGCAAGCAACATGCAACCAATCAAAGCCAGTAATTTATTCTTCATTCTATGGACCTAAAGGAACATTCCGAAAAATAAATCATACAATTAATGCGGATAATCAAAAAGATAAATTTGTATATCTGTTGCTTCGAAAACTCCCCTGCTAGAAAACAGAAAAACCCGCACATTGGCGGGTTCTACTTAATGCGGCAGTGGTGATTTATCAGCCCGTAGGCATTGAAATCCCATCATTAAGACCAAATTTAGCCAAAATTACTCAATAATGCAAGACTTGGTTGATAAAATTTATAAACTTGTAGCCATATTACACAATCGAGTTAATTTGAAGTCACTATACTAAGTACTCTCTCTGCGGCTTCAGCGTCCTGGTAACACTTACTGATCAACATCTGATAGAAGCGCTGCCAATTCCTGCTCCATGTCGGCTGGGTCAGGCCAGGTATTAATCCCTTCACCACTTTGTAAGCTGGGGCTGTCGTGGTTGGCTTCAATCCTGTTCCGTGGCATCTACTGCAGGTTTTTTCTACGGCCTTTCCTCCTGCCTTTGTGCCCGCTATGTCGTATACCTTTCCACTACCGCCACATCTACACCTGGCCCGCTCAACGTCTGCCGTTCTACAGAAGTCATCCACTGCCAGTTTCGAAAGCAACACCATGCAGCGAGCCATTTGTCTACCCGCAGCCTTTCCCACCAGCTTTGGGGCCTGCTTAATCGCATGTTGTGCCAATCGCTCTATCGCTTTTTCTCTCTCTGATTTGTCTTTATTAAATTTGGCATAGAGAAGGCTAAGCCCCTGAGCCTCCCTGGACTGGGTGATCCCCAGGGCTACCATGACATCGGTATACCCTCCTTGCCCGCCAGCATGGCATTGTGATGCGGAAACCACACGCCGCTCCTGCTGTACGCCGTCCTTATCAGTCGTCAATTTTGATTGAGGTTTGGTTTCCGGTGCCATGCTCATAATCGAAGGAGATTTCGGGCTGCTGGCTAAAAGTGCGTGCTCTATTCTCATGCTATTTCTCCAATAATTATTTGGCCTACTTAGCCCCAAACCTTTGTTACTCGACCATCCCAGATCCGGCAGTCGTCCTCAAAAATGGCATCCAATAACGCCTTTTCCAGGTTGTCTTTGTCTGGCTTCTGCTGATGTGGCTTACCGGCCATCTCAGCGCGTTTCTTCTTGCTCCAGCTATCTGGCATGGGTAATACAAACGTCACGTGATAGCCGCTCTCAGGCAACGATATGCGGTGCAATCTCACTTCGTCGCAGAATGCCCTGTAGCGGAGAACTGGCGGGCGCTTGGCCCACCGGTCTTTTTGTGTTTGGCGTGGCTTCGGAATTGGTGTGATGAGGTAGTTCTTCATGCGATAGCCCCGATACCAAATGAGAAATCCAGGAACTCAAACAACAGCTCTACCTGGCTGCCATGCTCCGCTTCCCAAGCAGCAACATCGTCATGCAGTGCGTCGTGACATTTCCGGCATAACGGGATAGTGAAAAAGTCGTGGGCTTTGGTTCCCATTCCACCTTGCCCATGCCCGATGATGTGGTGAGGGTCATCAGAACGAGCACCGCAGCCGCAGCATGGCCGTGTCTTCACCCATCGGGTGTACTTGCTATCCTCGGCTCGGGTTCTTTTTGGACGCAGCATAAAGGCTCCTGGGACTTCTGCATCGACCTTGAAAACTTTCATTGCGGTCTTTGCCAGGATCTCTGTAGGTGCAGGCCCAACAGCCATTTCGGATTCCTTCCGTGCTCCAGATACCTTTACCGGGTACGGCAACGCCAAGAGCTGCGCTGATATCTCATTGGGGATCAGATCAACTACGCCGGAAATGGTTGCCCACAAAACAAGCTCCGGGATGGTTAACTGACCTTCAGACTTGAGCCGCCATTTAGCGGTTTCAACAACCCAGCGCGCCATGTTCACGTTCGCTATTGCATCAAGCTTTGGCGATGTATGCCCGTCAGTCCTGTTGTCACAGCTCCAGCAGATACGCATGGCAGCATGACCATAACGACGCGTGGTCAGGTTGGACGAGTGGCTATCGCTGGCATATTGGCATTTGGTAAAGCGCGTTGCCCAGGCCTCCATCGAGTTGATACCACCAGCAGCGTTAATAACTCGCTCATGCTGAAAGAATGGCTGCAGGCGTGGGTCGTTCGCTATCTCATGCTCTACCTTCGGTAAAATTCCGTCTGGGAGGTCTTTCATCTCGTCCGGCAGTGTTGATACCAGCACGCGGCCTGTCAGGTGTGAGAGCAACTCGCCACCAGCCTTGATCATCGCGATGCCCAGATCTCGCTGTACGTTAGATTTCACTATTGCTCTCATGGCTGCGCTCCTGCCATTGCGTATGCTCGGGTTAAAATTGGACGCCACATCTGGCGGGCCTTACTTTCGTCAACATTGCCAAAGCCGTTTTTGCGTACCTGCTGCTGAGCTCGTTTTTCTGCAGCGTTAGCTGGCATCGCGGCATCTCGGATTAAGCGGTCAAAGGATTCATCAAAATCTATATCTGGAGTATCGCCAGCCGGGGGATCCTGGCGTTGTTGTTCTACTGCATCGGCCATAGCTGCTTTGCGAGTGCGCTGTACATTCCAGGTGTTGGCCGCAGCCAGGTAGCCGCTGAAACGTACCGGGTCAAAAATCATCTTCACGCTAAGCATGTGCCCCATTGCCGGATTGCTCAGCAGCAGGCTGGCACGGTGTTCTGCTACCAGCTTCAACTCGTCCATGGTGTTTCCCTCCGCCAGGCGCTCTGTGATTTCTTTCAGGGTGTTAACCCGCTTCGGGGTCTTGCCGTTGATTTTCTCATTCAAGAAATCCAGCACTTCCCCAGCCATACCCGATGTATCCGTCGCAGGTTGTTCGCTCTGGGGGGCTATAGGGGGGTTTTCTTTTGGTTCAATGACTGGTTCAAAAGAGTGACTGGTTCTGGTGCCATTAGGTGACATAGGGGGTGTGCTTTCTGACGGCACAGGGGGTGCCACCTGCTGACATAGCCCTGTGCTTTTTGGCGGCATAGGGCTATGCTTTTTGACGGCACAGGGGGCTATGCTTTCTGACGACACAGGGGTATCCAATGTCAGGTAGTAAAGGTTCGAGGTATTTCCCTTGCCGTTGTTCACGCCCAAACGGTTCTCTTTGGTGATTAATCCCATCTTAATCAACGCCTCAATGTGCGCCCTCACAGCGCTTTTGCTGCACTCGCAGTGGTCAGCGACATGCTGATAGGAAGGCCAGCACTCGCCCTTGTCATTAGCGTTGTCGGCTATCTTGATCAGCACCAGCTTGCGCAGTGGGTTACCCACTTTGATGCTCATAGCCTGCGCCATCAGGTTCATGCTCATACTTCGACTCGCTTAAATTTTTCTCTAAATCGCTCAAGTGGCTGCATGCATTCATACGGGTAGCCCTCTCGCATAAAAATCACTTGTTGCGCAGCCCGATCCCACCGAATGACGGTCACGCGTTTACCGTGGTCATCAAGGTATTTCCGGTTTAATGGCACAGAGTGATTAGTTGTCATGGCGTTCTTTCATCTCGAAACGACCGAGGCGCGGGTGATGCCAGTATTTGCTTCTGCAGGCCCGCGTGGACGTCTTCCGCACCTCACTGAGTGCAGTAAGAAAGTCATCCTCTTTAGCTACCGTCGCATTCGTCAGAATTCCGCCAGGAGCGTTAAAAGGGATTTTCTTGCTGGGGACATGAAACGAGCAGATCAGGGCCCTAACTTTGTTGTCAGACAGCCCAGACAAAGCCACCAAGTTGCGAACCGTCTGCCAGCCAGGTGGTATAGCGCCGGTTGAAATTTCTTCTATCTGCTGAGTTACGCCATTAACCTGTTGCTGCAGCGCCTGCATCTGGCGTTGCTGTTGCGCAGCGTTCGTAGCCATGGCGGCTATCATTTCCATTTCAGAAAGAGCAGATGGGGCTTGCACTGCGTCAAACGTGCGGATCACCTTCAGGTTGAAAGTCGCGCTAATCCACATGGCGTACGAATAAACGAGCTCTTTGCAGGCATAGCTGCCCTGCTCTAACCCGCCACGAATAACGTTAATTGGTTGATTTTCAATCGAGGGAGGAATTCCCCCCTCGGTCAAAAGGCGCACCAACTCCTGCGTTTGCTGCGTCGCATACCAATATTTCGGCTTATGTCTTTCTTCGCCACCAGCAGCACGATGCAAGTCATTCAGGCAGTAACGCCCTACGGCATCTTGACGAATGGCGGTCTTTTCAATCACAATCAGGTTGTTCATAGCAGAACTCCAAATCAGATTAGTGAAGGCCGTGCAGCTGTAACTGCTCGGCTTTTTGCTTTCTTACCCGCCTTCTCTGGCTTTTCTTCCTTCGTACAACTCGCAAGCGCAAACTGCCTGGCACGGGTGAGACAGTCGTCGAATGCCATCCCCTTGCGGCTCGCCTGCGACATACGGCGATAGTGATCAGCACCATAATTTGCCCCCCCCCTGAGCGACTGCCTCGCTGAATCCTTCAGCCACCAGCTGCCGCTTGATGTTGTCGTAAACAAAAGTGTCCCAGGCCATTTAGTCCCATCCCAGCGGCCCTGGACGGCTGCGCTCAGCTTTCAATCCGATATCAGCCAATGTTTCGACTGACGCCAAATAATCCCGAGAAACCAAAACCGCTTCAGGAGGTGCAGCCTGAATTCCCAGGAATGCCAGCTCCTTGGCCATCGCTGCAAAATGCCCCTCTCCTTTACGGCGACTTGCAGTCGACTCACTAATCCCTAAGTGCTCCGCGTAAGCCTTTTGCCCTACCGATGCAAGCCGGTTGAGCAATACGCCTTCAATCTCAACTGCGTTGATAATTGGCGGTTCTAACTTTCGTGCTATTGCATTGTTTTCCATTGATAATTCCCTCATCAGTTTGCATCCAGCAGATCGGCCAAGTCAGGACGAATTTCAAGAGCTTTAACCTGTCCACCAGTGGCATTAACTATTGGCTTTACGTAACGAGCATCAATGCCGCCACCGTGGAGCCAGCGCCAAACTGTTGGCTGTTTCACGCCACAAAGAGATGCGAGTTTTTGTTGGCTTCCAACGATGCTTACTGCCTTTTGAATAGCTTCGTTCATTACTTAATCCTTAAACGTATTAATCATCACGGATAATAGCAATGAGTATTTTAATTTGCAATAGCAATTAGAATTTGACGCTTAATACGCACGGCTATAAATTCACTGGTATGAAAACGACACTTGCAGAACGCCTTAACCAGGCGATGGCCTTTCGTGACAACATGACTCAGGCAGCACTTGCTGAGGCATCTGGCGTTGCACAACCTACAATTTGGCGATTGACGAAAGGGAAGGCAAAAACATCAGGTAAGCTGGTAGACATTGCGAACGCTCTTGGCGTAAATGTCGATTGGCTGGCTAATGGCGTTGGTGAGATGACAGGCACTGATAGCCCTCCTTCGCCAAGGCTTGATCGTTCTAGCCAGATACCGGTATGGGATGAAAATGGTGAAACGGATGACTTTGTTATCTCGCCAAAAGGGAAACCACTCCCGTCGTGGAAGGCTTATATTCTCAAGCGAAACAGTGGGTGTTCTGAAGCTCCAGCAGGCTCTATTGTTATTGCTGACGCCAACATAGCTCCAGGTACAGGTGATTTAGTTCTAGCCAAAGTAAATAACTCGGTATCAGCCTATCGCTTCCTGGATGGTGGTACTTTCGGCTTTTTATCCGTGGATGATTCTCGCGTACCGCTCATCGAATTAACGCCAGATTCATTGATAGGAGTCGTGGTTTTACTACTCCGTGACTTCAGGATGTAACCACTAAGACCCTGCTCTGGCAGGGTTTCTGCTTTATAGACCCCCGCAGAACTACGAACCAACATCTCAACCATACTTCCCTCGGGATCAAAAATAGCTGTTAAGCTTTAAAGTACTGTTTATATATACAGTTATTTTTATAATTAACTCTTTTTAAAAGAAAATCAATCCATTTTGCCCTGCCACCCTCCCCACAAAACATCGAATACAAATCCTCAATACCAATTTTTATCAACTAAATTCACTTTCGAAACAACGAATTATACCCATTGCTATTGAATCCTCATCAATACCTATTGCTATTAAAAATACTCATAGCTATTATCCATTCCATCGACAGCAACAACGTCACCCCAAACCACCGGGACGCTCTTTAACAATCAGGAATGGGCAGTCACAAACCACAATCCGGTGGCCCGCAGGATGTCTCCGCTAACCCGTTGAAATCGGAATGCGAGATTGGAGCGTGATAAGTGGATTTACCCTGCTGCTGCCAATACGGGGCGGTAGGCATAAGACCACTACATAGCAGAGGTTACATGATGCAACTCGAACAAAACGCGAATTGGCAGACCAAAGCACGCGGCGACAACGACAGCGAATATCAGATTTACCTGGCCTGCGCTGATGACGGCAAAGGCAACGAATTCATGACCGGCAAACCGTTGAAAACTTATGACGAGTGGCTGGTCAGCTAATACCCACCGCGCCCTTCGGGGCGCACTGAGGCAATCATGAGTTTAAACGGATGGAAGGCAATGACCTATAGCGTGCTCATCGGCTTAGCCCTTTGGGCGGCAACTATTTCTGGCTGCGTATACATCGCCGGGTAATACCGGCGTCTCACTTATCTGGTGGCGCATCATTCCGGTTCTAATTTTAACCTACACAGTATAAATCCCCGGTTCGATGCGCCACCAGGTGCGTGAGTCATCACAAGCCTGTTCCGTAACACCTCCCTTGTCATCCTTTGCCCCGCTAGCCGGGGCTCTTTTTTACATCAATAAAGGCCACTGCCCTGCTCCAGAGTGCTGGAACCGTAGGGAAACCGAGCGCGCGCATCAACTCAGGCAGTGCCTTTATCCATGTAATTTTCATTAAGAGGACATGTTATGCAAACCACCACAAAATACTGTGAGCACTGCGGTAAGGCGCGCGACGTAGAGAAAAAGGGCGTAAGCATTCAGCGCTACGAAGACGGCAGATATAAGACCGTGAGAATCCTCGTCTGCGCCGACACCTGCTCCAGCTTCTATGTCACCCGCAACAACATTAAAACCCTGCAGCGCCGCCTGCACACAATGCAGCGGAGGCCAGCATGGTAACGCTCAACGCTCGCATCCAGCATAAGTATGACCTCACCGGGGGCGATTTCGCTCCTAAACGCCACCACGGCAAACACCTCTTTTACCTTCTCATTTTTACCTTGTGCTTGCTCACCGCTGGCGCTGTCTGGAGTTAATGCATGGCTAATTCATTTAAGCAGATGGCAAAGGACGGCACGATAAAACGTCCTACGTTAAGCCTGTTTTTTGTACTGGCTACTATCCATTGAGCGTAACGCGCGGTGTTTGCCCTGTCCCAATTTGAGGTTTGTTCGCCAGACGTAATCCTCACTCATGTTTACGTCTGTCGGATTTACCAGCTGCTTCATTGCTTCAATAGAGACGCTGGCTTCTAAGATCTAAACTTCCTATATTCAGTTAGCCCAACGCCGGTTATGCGTTTAAAGTACCTTCCTAAATAGGATGCGTCCGAAAATTCAAAATCATATGCAATTTTCTGGATTGATTCATTCGACTGAGACAGTTTTTTTTTAATTTCCAAAACCATCTGCCTATCAATCAAAGTTTTAGGAGAGTCATTAAAAAACCTCCTTGTCAATTGCGATAAATAATATGGCGTGATATGTAACAGGTCAGCATAAAACGCCACTTCTCGCTGCTGCTTACAGTGAATTGAGATCAGCTCCCAAAACTCCCAGCATATTGACTCTTGCCTGCTGTAATCATTTTTAGTGCTCGCACCCATATGCATAGTGCTCTGAGAGATCCATAAGAAAAAATTCTGAAAATGATTCACAATAATTTTTCGAGTGTATTGTAATTCTTTCTTTGCAATTATAGATAGCAATCCCTCCCACGCATTCATAAAATCCAGGAAATGCCTATCAGATTTGAAATGTGGGAATCTATTCAAGTATAAAAATAAACTATTGGGAAGTTCATACGCAACTTCAGCGGCTATTGATCGATTCATTAAATAGTAAGAGCACAAAAAATCGTCTGATTTACTATTTATGACTGCAATAGAATCTTCCGACAAAACCAAGAAATCATTCTTCCCGATTGGATATGACTGAAGATTTACATCCACATCCGCGCAGCCTTGCTGGCAGATCAGTAGTACAACATAGGCCAGCGGCAGGGGGGAGCCCACAAGCCCGTCGAGCCGACCGCAACCCATAACAAAATCCCCTGTATCGCCACGAAGGGTGTGAAGTTCAGTTTCCATTTGCACCATAAAATAGTCGCTTTATCGCCAAAAAATTGAGTTTTGTTTTCATAATTACATTTTTCACTCAGGTTCTTACATTGTCAAGCCGCCTGTGTGCGCTTACTCTGTGGCTTCGATGTAGACTAACGAGGGGATAAACATGTTAAGTACCGAACGCCTTATTCTACGGCCCTGGAAGGCCAGTGACGCTCCAAGCCTGTATCAGTATGCGAGAGACGAACGAGTCGGCTCCATGGCAGGTTGGCCGGCGCATACAAGCATTGAGAATAGCCTGGAAATAATCGAGAACGTCTTCTCGCATCCCGAGGTCTATGCTGTGGCTATGCGGACAGACAACATCGCGATAGGGTTGGTTGGACTGCTTTTCGGAAAACATAGCAATTTTGATATCGCCGACAATGAAGCGGAGATTGCTTATTGGATAGGCGTGCCTTTCTGGGGGCAAGGTCTAGTTCCCGAGGCTGTCAAAGAATTAATGCGCCACGCATTTGAGAGTCTGAATGTTGATACGTTGTGGTGTGGTTATTTTGCAGGCAATGAACAATCATTCAAGGCTCAGATCAAATGCGGCTTTAAACACCATCGCACGGAAAAAAATAAGTTCAATAAATTCTTGAACGATTATCGAACTGAACACATCAGTCGAATTACTAAGGATGAATGGCAAGCATTTCGCAATACTTGATCCAAAGACTACGTGAAGACCTGACCGTCTGACCTGATAGCCGTGTGAACTTACAACTGATTATAAAATTAACCACAGAATTAATACAAAGGAGTGCTATGAATATTACTTTGTCAAAAGTTACTAGAGACAATTATGAGGAAGTATGTGAGCTAGAAGTGGCCAAAGATCAGGAGGAATATGTTGCGGAGAATACGTGGTCCCTCGTTCAGGCGAGTTTCAATCCGAGCTACGAAACACGTGCAATCTGCCTAGATGGTAAGCCTGTCGGTTTCTTCATGTGGGTACCTGAGCCTGACGGCGCACAATCGATATGGCGGTTCATGGTTGATCGGCAATACCAAAATAAGGGCATCGGCCGCAGGGCGCTAGAGATAGCGCTTGAAGAGATAAAAGCGGTCGGCCTTAAGAGGATATTGATTCTTTATGATCCAAAAAATGCCGTCGCGAGGGATTTTTACGCAAGCTTCGGCTTTATTGAAATCGGAATGGACGAAGACATCGACGAGATGTTGGCTGAGATCACAATCTAGGCCGCGTTGGAAGGGCTAACCTTTCCGGGCAGCACTGTAGGCATGCAGTAAAGAGTATTTCAGGTGATGTTATGTACATTTAGAGCATGCTGGTTCGGTGTCATCCGATAGTGTGGACGAAGGAGTGAAGGACATGGTAGATATTGAACAGCCGGTAATTCGTAGGGCCACGGTGCATGATGCACCGACAGTACTGGAGATCTTCGATGAAGTAATGGCCTGGTTTGTGCAGATGGGCAATGAAGGTCAATGGGGAAGCGAGCCATGGTCCGCATCGCCGCAACGGATTCAAATATTGGAAGACGTCTGTGCCTTACCAGAGGCCTGGGTGGCGGAGGACGAGCGTGGTCACCTGTTAGGCATCTTGGTCTTGGGAGAGGCACAGCCCTACGTGTCTCCTGCAACGGAGCCGGAAATCTATGTGCGTGTGCTAGCCGCCTCGCGCGATGCCCGAGCGCGTGGGATAGGGCGGCGTTTGCTCGCTTTTGCAGATAGTCGCGCCCGGGCCGCAGGGGTACTGAGCCTGCGAGTAGACTGCTACGGTGGTGGATCCGGGGCACTGGTACGGTTTTATGAGTCTTGTGGGTATGTGCGCATTGCTGCCTTCGGTGTGGATGACTGGCCCTGCCAATTGCTGGGGCGCAGCCTCAAAGCTGCTGCCGAGAACTAGTTGATCTTGAAATAAGTCGTAGGAACATGCTGTTCCGCTACGTTGTGAGATGGATCCCGATGGGGACTGCCACGGCCGGCAAGATAACATTGCTGTTTGGAACGTTAAGTTTTGTCTACGGTGCTGCGGAGTTCCGGTCGGTGAAGAGAAGAGCTAAGAGGCCGAGTAGGAAATGACTAAAGTACGGGGTTGCATATTTTGCGGCGCACGGGCTGATCTGCTCTGTGACGGTGAGTTGGGGTATATGGGGGTGACGGATACGACAGGCAAAGAACCCCGCTTATGCATCAATATCCAGCAGCGTCTGAAGTGCGACGTTGAAATCTGCCAGGCCTGTGCCACACGTAAGGGGGTAATTCACTTCAAAATGGGGCGCTCCGGGTTCTGGGATTCAACAGACTATTGCCCTGTTTGTCTCCCGCATCACAAAGACGCAAGCACAGGCGAGCTACGCGGCGTTATCATGCCGGATGTGGTGGAGAGCTGTTTGATTGACTAGCCAGCGCTCTCAATTATACTGTACAGATAAACAGTATTTGCGGTGTGAGTTATGGCTTCAAAAGAACTCGGCTATCAAGTCGTCTATCGCGGCGAAACCCTCCCCCATTTCGTAGAGGGCGGCTGGGTGTTCTTCCAGCGCCTAAAAGAGTACGGCGGCGGCTACTGGCTCGGGCGAACCTATCACGATGTCTTCATTCTGGAGTATGATCGACCAACTTCACTGTACGACGGGATATTGTTCATTTTCGAGATGAAGAGAGCAGAACATGGCTACACTGCATTCGATGATGACTTTACCCTTACATAGGATTTGGCTATGTCATACAACTTAGGCGACAAGTCGCCAGAAGAACGTGAGAAGATTAACGTAGATTTGGCGGCATCAGGCGTGTGGCATACAAGGAACCATACAAGGAACGAATAAACTTGCCAGTGATACCTATACAAGTTGAAGCTGAACAACCAGAAAGCCTTCGTAAGTATTTCCGTGAGAGATTACAGCACTATCGTGAGGTTAGCGTTAAACTTCCAGGTCCACACGCCCCACGCTATCAGCTGATGGCTGATGGCTGATGGCTGATGGAAAGAAATAGCTCATGACAAGGAGATGACAAGATGGCTCAAATATTGCTTTTTGGTTACGGTTTCGATGGATGCATTATCGAGCATAAGTATCCAACCGAAAAAGTATTTGTAAATGCAGATACTAAATTTGTCCGATATGGTGCCGTGAAGCCAGAGCTCACACCCGGGGTGAATCGTTTCGAAGTATGTACACAAAGAATAGGTGAAGACACATTCGTATATGCGGTGAATAGGACAACCCAGCCCGATGAAATTTACCAATCCATTCATAGATTTAGACCAGACCCACTTTAATTATCGCCTATTAACCTCGCATTCGCGGGGTTTTTTATATCCCCTCCCGGAGGATAAACTTTGCTCTTAATGCCAGACGATAACGAAATTCTCGAACGGCTCAGCGCTACCGGATCCACCCCTGATTCAGTTGCAAACCTTCTCCGCTGTGCTGGTTACAAATGTATGACCGGCATAGCCATACGCAGACGGCTAATCAGGCTGGAAAAAGAAAAGGCTGTTGAGCGCGTACGCCGCCCAGACATCAAAAAAATCTGCTGGGCACCAACCACCAAATAACACTTCCCCGCCGGACAAAATGAAACCTCGAATTCCACAACGAATCAGCATCAAAGCTGAGAGGGTTCTATGCGCCTATAAGGCTGGCAAAAAGACACCCGCACGAACATACCAGCATAACCACTTAACACTGCCAGTGGCCCGCTGCTGGCGTTTGCTTTCAAAAGACAACGGCCATTCATGGGTAGTTATGAGTCATGAACGGTACAACACACAGATAAGGATCAGGGCATGACCAATTATGAAATCCTGCAGTACCTGATTGCTGACGGTGGTTTTTACATCCGGGATGAGCACATAACCTTACTCAGAAAAGCCTTTCCTGACGAAAACATCACGCCAGCCAGAATATCGGCGTTGCGCTGCTCAATAACCCAGTGCAAGTACGTCACCGCTGAAATCGTCTATATCAGATCTAATATCCGCGCCTTGAAGGTTTTAGCCGTAGATCCTCAGTACCAAACCTATGCCAGAGCCAGGCCAAAAGAAAGCTTCCAGAAAATCACTGATAGCTATCTACGAAGCGAACCGCCAGAAGTTGTCCGTCACATTCTTCTCGTCCAGCAATTCAATAAGCTGTTAGCCCCAGTAACCCACCAGCGCGCCTACTGATTCCGGAGCATCATAATGACATTTGGATATAAAAACTTAGCGCACCAGGCCGCTGAGGCGGAGCGCCGTGCCCAATATGCCGACGCGGCCAGTATTTGGCTTAAAGCTTACGAGGTAGCTCGGGCCGTCGATGTGGTGTGGGTACAAATCCGCATCGAGTTTTGTGTCAACGCGGCATCGCGCAACTGGGGTAGATAAAATGCATCCTGTCGCTGATACCGGCGGCATTCAGAAAAACCTTCTCCGTAGCACAGCCCGAGAGCTTCTAAACGAATTCGAATCCCCCACCAACAAATTCACCTTTCGACAGCTACTCGACAAACATGCAGTGAAAATCGCTCCCTATTGGCCTAAGCATCCACCGGCATGGCTGCGGCTTAACTGTGAGGTTCATAGAGTACGAGAAGGGAAATAACAGAGGTAACCATGGAAAAAAAATCAGTAACACTTCAGCCGGTGCTTATCACCAGAGAAAGTGTCCAACAACAACTTGGCGGCATATCAAGAACCACCTTTTGGCGCAGAAAAAAACAATGGGAAAGAGCTGGTACGCCATTCCCCAAACCAGCCCCAGGGACAAACCCTATCCACGGCGGTGAACAATATAGATATTGCGACGTGATAAGATTTTTCCGTGCTCAGGGCCTCATTGATGAAACGCAGGACGCCACATGAGAAGCCCATATATCCAGGGCATTTTGTTGCTCTTTGAGATATGAGTGCTGGTCATATACCGCCAATACGCCACCGAGTTTATGCCCCAGAACCTTCTCAGACACATGGGGCTCAATGCCTAACTCGCTCATTTTCGTCTTAGCCGTGCGGCGCAAGTCGTGCATCGCCCAGTCATGAACCCCCATCTCATTCCTGAGCTGTTCCGCCATGTTCAATAAAACACCTGCTGACATTGGGCGATCACCTTGCACAATGGCGGGCGGGAACAATTGAGATATGTTCGGGTATAACGACATGGCCTCTTCAATGAGTTTTGCAGCATCCTCAGAAAGCCCTCTTACAAACGGCTGGCGTGTTTTTGAGTTTTCAGCGGGAACGCGCCACGTTCTATTTTTTACGTCAAACTCCCCTTTCTTTGCCTTCCTTAGCTCAACACCTCGACATCCAGTCAACAGTAACAATTTTATGAAAATCTTGTTCTGATGGACAATGCGGGAACCTTCCAGTGCCAGCCAGAAAGCCCCTATCTCATCATCACTAAAATACCGTTTAACCACGCCAACAGGCTTGCCGACGTCACTTATTCGAAGCGCGGAGATCGGATTGAGGTGTATCTTCTCTGTGCGAAGGCAATACGAGAAAACCTGCTTTAACTTCGACAGCATGATCCCCGCAAATGTCTCTGCGCCGCTAGTTCTCATTCTTTTAAAAACTGGCTGCCAATGAGATATCTGCATTTCATCAACAATCATATCGCCGACGTATGGGGTTATATGGCGGTCAAATGCCCTTTCCCAATACTGCAGTTTTACAAGACGCTGTGCCTGTGCGCTGGATATCCAATGAGATAGGCAGTCTTTTACCGAAGCTGCTCCAGCAATCGCTTCCAGTGTCATAGCTTTTACAGTTATGGGGTCTTTGCCTTCGGCAAGGGCTCGCTTGGCCTCTTGAACCATATCACGCGCTTCTTTGAGAGAAATATCATCGTAACTGCCCAGGGTCATGCGGCGTGCTTTACCCGCGTACCGGTAGCGGTATTGAAAGACGATCAGCCCGAGCGGTGTCACGCGGATTGATAGCCCTCCGCCGTCTGGCATCTCGATCAGTTTGGGGATTGGTTTTCCATTGAGCTTACGAAGTTTCGCATCGGTGAGCACTGTGTACATCTCCAATTATGTACACAGGTATGTACACAATTTAAGTGGCTTGGACTGAAATCACATGAAACGGATTGAATCACTAGCCAAGGGCTTTTTCAAGCACCACAGTGTATTAAGAGGGGAAAGTGAAACGGGGTGGAATCATGTGAACTGCCGGGTATTGCTTACACGACAGATCACATGCAGTACGAAAATTGAGTTTGGGTTTAGTCAGCCAGGTTTCAGATCTCGCCCACAATTGCCAGATTGAAACCTAACTTGGTACACAGAATGGAAAGCATACCTTCACAGCC